GTTGTGTTAGGATTGTTGTAGTCAATAAGATTATTTTTTAAGTTCTTAATTGATGAAGTTACGTCAGTCGCTGTATACGGGTAAAAATCATATACAGTATCTAGCCCACTAGCACCAGAAATTGTAGTGTCTAATTCCCAACCCCAATTACTGTATATATTATATGTTGATAAAGCATATGTACTTGATTGTCCAGAAGAGCTACCATCAACATGTTTGGTGGCAACCTTTTGTGGTTTAATAACCATAAACTCGTTATTAAATCTTTGTCTTGCTACGAAGTTAGTATAAGCTGTTACAGTATACGTAGAAGAGGTAATCGGGTTATTAAAATCTACATTTACACCATCTGCTGATGATGTATAAAAATTGGAATTTAAATTCTCAGTATGATGTTCATAATCTCCTATTAGTTTAGAAATTTTAATACTAAATGTATCATACAAACGTTTTAATTCCGATGGGGGTTGAGGTAAAATTATATCTACATCTTCGTTAAATAAATCATAAAGAGATTGTAATTGATCTATTTTACATAAGTCAACGTCACTATGATTATTAACAAAGTTTGCAATTTTAGAAAATATAGTTTTACCGAACGTTGTTGGGCTAGAGCTAGCTTCTCCAACAAAAGAGGTAAAAATACCATCAAATAGATTATCATATTCATGCATGAATGACTGAAATCTATAACTTTTAATTACTTGAGAGTAATCAATATCCTCATTTTCTAAATAAAACTCTACATCGTTAGTGGAAGGATAGACCGTAAACGTATAAGAACCAGTATAATGTGCGCTGTTTGTACCAACATTACTACCTACGTTACCAAAACCAGCTAGATTACCAGTACCAGCCTCAAGAGAATCTATATGCGCAGAAACATTTAGAGTCCAAGTACCTGCGCTTAATGGATCAATATTTAAATACAGAAAACTACTTAACTCTGTATTACCTGTTGTTGTATTATATGGAAATTTATTAGTACTAATACTGCTTACGTTTGCTGTGTGAAGGTCTCCTCCACTAGACCAATTAACATGAAACGTATTATCAGTAGTTGTGAACACCCCTAGATTACCTGTAGTATCTCTTAAAAATACTGGATAGTGTTTTAGTATATTTTTATTTACATCCTGCAATCCGACAAATACTTGAAACTTATCTCCCTGTCGTTTGTAGTCAATACCTGACATTTCTTTCATTCCAGTAGATGTAAATGAAAACAAATCTTCAAAATCTGGAGTTGGTTTGATAATTTTTACATACATTCCAGAATAATCCTTTAACGCTATACCACCAGTTTCTAACCATGGTTGCTTGCTGGAGTTTATGTCTGTTATTATATCATCTATGTAGAAATTTTTAACTCGATGTTTACTTGTATCTAGCTTTACTAGTAGTTGTACTCCAGGATCAGAATTAGGGGTATCATCTACATAACCTATACGCACATTGTTCGCGGATAATACATTTACCCCTGTTAAGGATGTAACTGTTCCAGTAACAGTGTATCTGTTAATACCTGTACTTTTCTCGGTAGTTGAACCGAGCATATAAGTCTTAATACCTACCGAATTAAATTCGTCTATTAGATCATCAGGCACGAGTTTTATAATATTACTACTTGGATCAATAGCGTAATTCCTTTGACCTAGTTTTACATTTGCTCCTGACGATGTAATTAGTTCTTCTTTATCGTTACTGTAGTTATAAAAGGCGTTAAAAGGTAAGAGGTGAGCATATTTATTCTTAGTATCATATGGTTTTGACTTACTACCGCTAGCTGCGACAAACAAGGTATATTGATTTGTGTCAATAGTATCTTGCCAAGACGTCTCAATTTTAATAGGTATGGTTATTACCGAACCTGCAGTTACAGATATTCCTGATATACTATCTGTAAAGGTATTAGGGGCTTGTATTGTTGTTTCAATATAATTGTATACTGATACAGTTTCAGTGAGAGTATTAAAATACGCCTTACCATCTATATCATAGTAATATACCGAAACTGTATAAATACCTGGAACGTTGTACGTGTGAGTTGTGATAGGAGTATTTTTCGCACTCAGAGAGTAACCATCTCCAAAATCCCACACAGCTAACGTCGTTGAAATTGCAGGGTCTAAATGATCATTTATTGAACTACCAGTACTAGTCAAGATAGATGTAAAGGTGAATTCACTTATACGAGTAAACCCGCTATGAGTAGCAGATAAACTGTGAGTATTGTTCACAGGAGAAGGTACCGATCCAGACGTATTTACCGTCAGAGAAATCGGTACAGGAACACTTAATGGACATTTATCTTCGACGCTCATTAATATTCTACAACACGTTTATTAGTTACTAAGGATTTTACAACTATTTTATTTTTAAATGCTGTTGGGCTTTCAATATATGGGATTTGATACGGTTTTAATGTACATCTAGTATCAAATACCTTTTTATCTTTACCATTATAAATTGGATTAAAAACACAAAAGGATAAACCAGGTATGCTACGATTTATATCGGTACGTAAGGTTTCGATTGTTTCTATGCCTTGAATTTTTTCAATTTCGTTATTTAAGTATCTTACATCAATAATATCTCCAAGTTTTAGTCCATTAATATATTTAGTAATAGTACTATATACTTTACTTTTTAAATCTTCTTCATTAATTAGCGCTCTTGCTTGTTTAGTAATTACTAACTGAGTATAATCTTTATATCTTAGTTTATTAGTTTCTCCTGAAAATTTAAGAGATAAATCTAAGTTTAAATATACCGGGTCTATAAATGCGATCTCGCTGTTAAGTAATTTGTAATCTGCAATTTCAGCACGAATCTTTTCTTTGAGCGCATTCGACAAATAGTTAGATCTAGTTACTACAGATTTATTTTTCCGTAAGTTAGGTACTATTGTTAAATAGATATTATTAGCATCTGAACTATCAGCGAAATAATACTGATTAAAAAGCGCATTTGTTTCTAAACTGTAATCAGTGAGCCCTAAATCATTATTTAAATATGCTAAGTAATCATTAGTATAATCACTATTGTTTTGTACTGTTATATCATATACTAAATTCTTATAATTACGTTCTATAAAACTCTTATAATCGTCTTTTGTAGTAAGTTTGTATTCTGAGCTAAAGAACCGGGGCGCATTTTGTTTAATATCTTCTGTTGTTTCTTCTTCTCCAAAATCAGTACTATCTTCAGAATTACTTACAGTAGCATTAAGTATAGTTTCTATAGTTAGAAAGTTAAGTGAGGTATCTTGTGTGTCAGATAATATACTATCAAATTGAGTAGTATTATATACATTTAACGAAGTACTATTAAATGTATTTTTTGTTACTTTGCCATCAGTACCAGTAGATTTCAAATAATAAATTGCTATTTGATCTCCTTGGTTAACTTTTCTGCCGTTAACATTGTTACCAAATTTTAATTCATAGTTTTTATTTTCGTTATATCTTATCTCAAAACTTCTTTCGTTTGGTTTAGATAGATATATTGAAGGTACTCTTGACCACTCATACCATTTATTATCTGCGTTAACTTCTTTTATATAAACAAATATATTAAAATGATCAATAACAGTATTACCTCCTGGTAATAAATTTACACTTTCAAATTTTTCTCCTAATGGATTTATGACTGGATACTCTTGAAGGGTACCTTCATACATTAATTGACTACCAATCGCTGTTAAGGCCTCTGCAGCAGAAGTTAATTTTTCAAATGTCACATCTCTAGTAAACGTAAATGTTTTGCCTTGACTACTAGCAAATGTAAATTTAGGTATTGTATAATACCCAGCAGATAAATCTGAGGTACCATTAATTTGTACTGGTAGTACAGCAGTTTGTTTACCGACAGGTTTATAATCAATTAACTTAACTATACGGTTAATATTTTCATACAACTCAGCATCGTTAAAATTACTCTCTGAACTTGTTTGGTTTAAGTAAAAAAGTAATGTGTGATAGGAATAGGCAATAATATCAACAAGGGCTGAAATGTTACTACCTTCAAAGTTCTGATCTGTAAAACTTATCGTAGTATCATTGTTGATTCTATCGATAATTAAGTCTCTCAGGCTTTGCGCGTCAAAGCCAGTATAAGCATTAGTTGGTAGATTAAATTCCGTAAAGTTCGCCATAATTATGAGTAGTTAAATCCTTGTGTTGTCAATAACCCCGATGCTGTTCCTTTTTTATTATTTAACGACGGGATCGTGATTGAAATGTCAATTTTATATTCATTTTGATTTGGTCTTGCAACCACTGCAACATCGTTTACTATTATACGCGGTTCGTATAAAGCTAACTCTTCATATATTGTTGTTCCAATCGTTGCGCCATTTTCTTTAGATATATTCTCAAATAAGTACTGCTCTATGTCTAAACCAAACAATGGATTAAGGATTTTTTGTCCTTTCTTTGTATTAAAAATATTACTAATAGAGTTATAAATAGCTTTTTCATCATAGTCTATCTTTAAATCTTGTTTATTATTACTAGATCCAACAGGTTTATCTGGAGTCTTAGCATCTAAGCTAATATCTAAATGTAAATCAGCATAGGAATAAGATCGAAAACTATTATTATTCTTCGCATCTTTGAGTATGTCTAATTTTAGCGCCATGTATAATTATTTAATTTAAAATGGCTAAAAACAATAAATAATTTAAATGAGTAAATTCGATAAAATATTTGAGGCGCAAATTGGTAGGTTTGTTAAATCCGGACCTATTGCTGGTGATTACGTCAAATTTGCAAGTAACTTTAAATCTTCTGATTGGTACTCAAATCTAGATGAAGCTCGTAAAGCTTATGTGGAGGAGATTGTAACTGTTGCCGAAGAAGGAAAACCACTTATGCTTTCGACTATCAAAAAACCAGTATATGAAACTGAGACTACAGATAGTGAAACTCAATTAGCGGACATAGCTGTAGAAATTTCACCAGGGTTTTATGCGCAAAACTTAACTATACCTATAAATTTATTAGAGTTTGATATTTCTTCTGCAGATGCCCGCGGCACTCAGAAGGATCCTACAAATGATCAAAAGAACCCTACTACTTTAAAACCTGAAGTACAAGAAGATTCTGATATCGACGTAGGACAACAAACTAAAGTCCCTGACGGTGACTATAAGTTGACTACAGCGAATTACTTAAACGCGTAATTCAAGCATACAAGAATAGAAGTTGATCTCCTGATCTATACACTGACTATTCTGATAAAAGTATCTAGAGACTGTAATTAAACAGTCTCTTTTTTTCTCTTCATTTATAGAAGAGTCATACAAATAATCAAACAACTTCTTAAACAACATATCATAATCGTTGTTAAACAACGATTCATTTTCAATGATATACTTACGTATTTTCATATATTGCTTTTTAGGCAATAGTTCAGATATAATTTCTTTAAAGAAGTTATTAGCATCGAAGTCTCTTTGCTGATTACCATCTGATAAGTGATATTTCTGTAAAGTATTAATACCTTTGCGGAAGTCAGGGTAACAGCTATCTACAATATCCATAAAGTCTGATTTCTTTATAGACATCTCTTCTTTCTTTACAATAGAAATAAGTTTAGCTATATACGCAGATTTCTCATAATTGATATCAATAGTTTGGCACCTACTTTGTAGAGCGGGTATGATCTTATGTTTATAGTTTGCAGTAAGTACAAATCTAGTTAGATCATGATACTCTTCAATTGAGTTACGTAAGGCTTTTTGAGCATCGACAGACAGACCATCACACTCATCAAGTATAATTACTTTTATATCTCCGAACAAACTTTTTGTTTGTGCGAAGTTAAGAACTTTAGTTCTAATGGTATCAATACCGTTTTCATCTGACGCGTTAATATACAAGTACTGACATTTAAGAATATCATTAACAATAACTTTTGCTAAGGTAGTCTTACCAATACCAGGTAACCCAACGAATAAAATATTAGGTACAGTCTTATCCTCTCTTACCTTTTTAAAGTAAGTTAAGATGTTATCATTAACAACAACGTCTTCTAAAGAAGAAGGGCGATATTTCTCGCACCATATGTCAGATATTTCCATTATTTGTCAGTTGAACCAAATCCTGCATCTCCACGATCAGCGTCAGTAACCTTTTCAGACCAACTTACATTAGCAGTAATATGCGGGTATAATACTAATTGCGCGATCTTGCTGCCTGCGGGCAATGTCCATTCAGAATTACTAAAGTTGTAAAGCTTAACTCCTAAGTCACCTCTATAACCATTATCAATAATACCTAGGTGTGGTTGTAAGCTTTTCTTAAAGCCTAGACCACTACGAGGTTCAATCCTAAACCACCAACCCGGTTCTAAATAACCTAACGTTAGACCAACAGGTACAACTGCTGACCCGTTACTCGGTATAGTTACTTCTTCTACACTAGTCAAATCATAACCGGAATCGCTTATATGTGCTCTTTCCGGTAATTTAGCATCCGGGTGTGTTCTAACAAACTCCATTTTTACGCTACTCATAACAATAATATAGTGTAAATAGAGAGTTATTCAAGTAAATAATTTTATGGATGATATTAATCCGGATGATTTAATTTCTCAGTTAAAAGCTATTCCTGCGGATAGTAATAAAATTTCTAGAGCTGTACAACATAGACCAGAGTTAGAAAAGGAGGAAATTGAAAACTTTGTTATACAAAACTCAGCTAAGCTTATACAAGATAGCTTAGAGTTAATTGATAATATGAAGGAGGTTGTTCATCATATGCCTGAGGCAGAGAACATGTCTGCTTTGTCAGAGCTTGTAAAAGCTTCTACAGGCGCGATTGATACTTTAAATAAGATTGTATTACAAGATAAAAAATCTAACACTACCCTTAAAGCTAAAGAAATGGATATAGATTCTAAAAAAGAATTACAACAATCAGATCAAAAACATTCTTTAACTATGAGTAGAGAAGAAGTTATTGCAAACTTACTTAATCATAAAGATGTTATTAATGTAGAAGCTGAAATAAAAGAACCAGATAAGCTTACTTAAGTATGTCTAT